AGATGGACCCCGGTGAAGACTTCTATGCCAATCTGGCAGAGAGCATCGATGAAGGCGAACTAGGCCGTATTTACAGTGATGCTATGGGAGACTTTCAGGCAGATAAGTCCTCTCGAAAGGAGTGGGAACAGCAGTATCGGGAAGGTCTTGAATACCTTGGCATGAAGTTCGAGGAGCGTTCTGAACCTTTTGAGGGTGCCTCTGGCGTAATTCACCCTCTACTAGCTGAATCCGTCACTCAGTTTCAGGCACAGGCTTACAAAGAGATGTTACCCTCTGGTGGTCCTGTTCGTGCTCAGACGGTTGGCTTCGCCACCCCCGGCACCGATTTACAGGCAGCGCGTGTACAAGAGTACATGAACTACCAGATCACTCAGGTGATGAAGGAGTATGACCCTGAGACTGACCAGTTATTGTTTTATCTCCCATTATCGGGAAGCGCATTCAGGAAGGTTCACTTTGACCAGACTCTAAACAGAGCGGTATCAAGGTTTATTCCTTCTGAGAAGCTGGTTGTATCTTATGGCGCGTCCAGCTTGGAGAGTGCAAACCGGATTACCCACGTTATTGATATGTCGATCAATGATGTGAAGAAGATGCAGCAATCGGGTTTTTATCGCAAAACCCCGATGTCGAATATTTCGGATGAGCTGAATGATCAGGATGGTATTCAGGAAGAAATGGATGAATTACAGGGCGTTAAGCCTTCGTATGCCAACAACGATGATTGTGAAATCTATGAGATGCACATCGAGTTGGACATCCCCGGTTATGAAGACGTTGACCAGAATGGTGAGCTGACTGGCATTAAGTTACCTTACATTGTCACGCTTTCCCCTAGACAATCTTCGATTCTTTCGATTCGCAGGAATTATGAGCCAACTGATCCGATGCGTAAGCGTGTGGATTATTTTGTGCATTACAAGTTTTTACCAGGCGTGGGGTTCTATGGCTTTGGCCTGACCCATATGATTGGCGGTTTATCTCGCGGAGCCACATCAATACTACGGCAGTTAATTGATGCGGGAACTCTATCCAATCTCCCCGCTGGATTTAAAGCCCGTGGTATTCGTATCAAAGATAATGATACTCCGCTCCAGCCTGGTGAATTCAGGGACATGGATGCCCCCGGAGGGTCATTGCGTGATGCCCTGATGCCGCTTCCGTTCAAGGAACCTAGCGGTACGTTATTGAATTTATTAGGAATGTTGGTCGAATCAGGCCAACGCTTTGCATCGATTGGTGATATGCAGATCGGAGATGGCAATCAAGCTGCTCCTGTGGGTACGACTGTTGCGTTATTAGAGCGCGGTAGCCGTGTCATGAGTGCAATCCACAAGCGATTGCATTATTCACAGCGTATTGAGTTCGGATTACTAGCACAAGTCTTCAAGACTTACATGCCGCCGGTTTATCCTTACATGACAGCTAATGGCGATCAGTCAGTCAAGCAAGCTGACTTTGATGATCGCATTGACATTATTCCGGTATCTGACCCGAATATCTTCTCCATGAGTCAACGAGTGATGATGGCTCAAGAGATGTTACAAATGGTTCAGGCAGCACCAGAGATTCATGGCCCCATGGGGATTTATGAAGCATACAAGCGTATGTACGAAGCCATGGGGATACAGCAGGTTGAGCAGTTATTGCCTCCTCCTCCGCCCCCACCGGCCCCCCTAGGCTGTGCGGAGGAGAATGGCATGTTTGTGATGGGACAGCCCTATCAGCCGTTCCCTGAACAGAATCATGATGCACACATTGCTTCGCATTTATCGCTTTATGGCACTGCATTAGCTCAGATGAACCCACAAGTTCAGTCGATTATCCAGAGCCATATCTACGCTCACATTGGAATGAAGGCACAGCAGATGGCGATGCAAGATCCTGAAGTGATGCAGATGCAACAGCAGATGCAGCAAGTACAACAGATGCCTATGGGTGGAATGGGTGGAATGCCTCCACAACCTGGAATGGCTCCTCCGATGAATCCTCAGTTAGAGCAAATGCAGATGCAAATGCAGAATTTAATTGAAAGCAAAGTCGCTGAGATCTGCGCTCAATTGATGGAGCAGATCGCGCCCAGCTTTGCACAGCAAGAGCCTGATGATCCGTTAGTCGCATTACGCCGACAAGAACTGGCTATTAAGGCTGAAGATGTAGAGCGTAAGGCGGAGGATGCTGATCAGCGTATTGCGCTAGACAGAGAACGATTAAGAGAGCAAAGTCGCCTGACTGAAGAGAAAATCGATTCGGCTGAAGACATTGCTGGTATGAAAGACAAGCGAACTCAAGAGCGTCTGGACCAGCAGCGGGAGTTCAAGATGGCGGATATGGCAGAAAAATCCATGAAGGATATGACTGACACCTTTTTTGGGAGAAGATAATGAGTAGTGTAAGACAAAAACGTGCTGCGGTTCAAAAGGCCGCAAACAAGTTAGAAGAAGAATTTCGATTAGCGGGTGAGAAGATTACCAAGCTGGTTGAAGAAGTAGAAGCAACTCCGGTTCCTGAAAAAGAACCAGAAGTTGTAGAGGCCCCAAAGGCCAAAAAGAAAGCGGCCCCTAAAGCTAAAGCTAAGGCTAAAGCCAAATCACCCAAGAAGTCCAAGTAACGAATAGGAGAATACTATGAGTGGCATTAATCGTCAGACTTCATTCCCAGATCCCAAGGTATCTATGGGTAAGTTTAATGTAAAAGACCAAGGCACAGTTGACTATGCCAAGATAGAAGATGTTGCTAACCCAGGCGCACCTAAGCCTTATGGCGCGGGTAAGTCTAGAGGCGGCGGTGCAGCATTGCGCGGCACTAAGTTCGAGGGAATCTTCTAGCAAATGTTTCGCGC